TCCCATTGGTTCTTTAGGTTTATAAGCAGAGACATCAGAATAGATTTCTGCCTTTAGAGAATCAACCAACAATTCAAGATTACGGACAATTAGTTTTAGTTTTTCTCTGTCCATATTTTATAGTTCTCTCAACTCATTTTACATAAAAAAAGGGAGGATGTCAATCCTTCCTTACAATCAAAAACGTATTATATTTTTTGTATAATCTGCTACAGTTTTATAAAATCTTAAGGGTCAAAAAAATTGCCGGGATTTTTTCCCAGCATTTTTGAAATCACTTTCTCTTTTTCTTTTCAGGTGCCTTATAACCCCAGAGTTTTGGATTAATCCGCCCATATCCAAACTCAATGCTCTTTAGGTTCTCACGAAACTTATCCCAATACATATCAAATAGTTTTATTTTACTTCCTCTTGTGAGGTCAAAACAAATTTTATCGTCGATCATATATTTTACAATATGAGCATCATTAGGACAGTCTTTAGTGCATACCTCAGAATAGGATCCACCCTGAATCATAATTTCACATCCGTAGCGTGACTTACAGGTTTCTTTTTCTGCAGGTGTCCAAGAGTCCATATGTTTTTCTGTATTTTGTGCTCTTTCAATTACATCACCAAGTTTACTCACGAACGACCTCCCCAACTAATATCAGGATATGCTTCTGCAACAATTTCCTTTGCAATCTTATACTTTGTTTGAAGTTTTTTATCTTTAGTAAGAATAAGAATCTCTGCTTCAAGTGGATGAAGTCCTTGAAGAACATTAATGAACATAGTTTCTCTACGAAGAGAACTTAGTCCATCATTTCCACCTTTTACAAAATTGTAAAACCTCTCATATTCTTTACGAATTGAAGATCTTCCTTGGTCTTGGGATCCTAATGAATTGGATCCAAGTTCTCCCATTTTTCCTACAGCATCAGAAATTTTTTCACTCAGAGTTCCCTTGAATGAATCCATTTCATCTACAGCAGCGTAAGGAACATCACCAGGAGGAAGTGCTGAAATCACCGATTCATCAAAATTCCAAATGAATAGTGCTTTAAGTGAAGGATGCTCAAATTTTTTCAACGCTTCAATTTTTTTAGCATTAGTCCTTTGCTTTACGACAATATTCAGAATCTCAAAAACAAAAGGATTTGCAGGAAGATCAGGAATTGATGCTTCTGCTACTTTTGGTTTTTCTACAGTCTTTTTTGTAGTCGTTTTTGCTTTTGTAGTCGTGGTCATAGTTTTACAAGATATTGAATACTATTAGTGGTATTTATTTTAATGTTATTCCTCGTCTTCTGCGTCTTCCATTTCATAATCATCAAAGTATCCTTGCTCAAATCTGACGGATACAATCTCTTCATCAATGAGGTCTCCATCCTTATTATAAAACTCAGGATGATATGCAATTTGCTTTGGACCTTCTTGATGTGTCATCATATATTCGCGGGCGACCCAACCTGTTATAAGTCCCACTATAAGAAACAATATGGTTAGAAAGGAACCTAAGACTAAACTAACTGCTAACATTTCTTTTTCTCCGGGAAACTACTTTTTTCTTCCTTGACTTAAAGGAAAATTCAAAATAGATAGTTACTTCCCGATTCAGAAAGCAAACTATCTTCTCAAATATGAGATGGAATGGTTGAGTCTGCTTTCTTTTTCCCCCATTAAGAATTAAATCAACACCACGATTCTTGTGGTTGAAGTTATTTATGTTACTATCAGACAATTTGCTTTTCTTTCAGATATTTAACGGTGTCACTACATCCACCCAGTTTTTGATCATCACAAAGAACCTGTGGAAATGTAGATCCTTCACCAAATTCCGAATAAAATTCATCTTTGGTGAAGTGCTCATCAAGATTATACACCACAAAGTTGCTTCCCGTCAACTCCAACACTTGTTTAACTTTGTAACAATATGGGCAATTTTCTTTTGAATATACGGTAAAATTCATAATTGTTAAAGATTTATAATAATTTATAAAAGAAAAAAGAGGAGATTTCTCTCCTCCAATTATACCACCATTTCACCTTTCCCACCACAGAAAGGATCTTCAATCCCAAAGATACAAGGAAGTTGAAGACTTTAATATTATAAGGTATTTTGAGTCAGGTGTCAAGCAGATTGAAGGATTGCAATATGATCCTGACAATATTGGATATCATTCTCCACTACACTAATATTCCCTTGAATCTTGGCATATTCATCCGAACCTTCTTCAATAGTTGCTAGTTGTTCTTGAAGTTGTGTAAGAATTTCTTGATTACTAGAAATTCTTGCTTCGTGTGCCGCAATATCACCTTCTACCGTATAAGGAGGTGGAGTGGGATGAGTAATTGTTGCCACAATTTCAAAACTGCCACCCTTTTCATCAATGAGTGCCTGAACTTGCTCTAAAGTATATCCAGTTTGATTATTAGAGTCTGCAGTCAAATAATAAAGATGGTCTAAACATAAAGTCAGTGTTGTTGTTTCCATTAAAATTTCCTCCAAAGTTCTTTTGAGAATTGTATCCAGTCTTGTGTTCTAGTTTCCCAACTATAATATTTATTACAAATTTCTACTTGTTGGGTATTATCAAACTCACCACTACGGTATTCTGTAATTGTCTGTTTAAGTTCTCTTGTGAATCTTTCAATGTGTTTTTGTCTGTCAGGAATAAAACCATAATGTTTTGCAAATCCCAAACCAGTTTCTGGAAGTGCTGCAAGATTAGAAGAAAGTACAGAGCAACCAGCACACAATGCTTCAATCATACAAATACAAGATGTCTCCATAAAGTAAGTAGGATAGGCAAAGATGTGAGTATTCATCAGTTGCTCACGAATCTTGGAGTTATTGGTTCTTGTGTGGCGTACAACTCTCTTGTCTTCATTTGCAAGTTTTAGACAATAACGAAGAAACTGTTCTTCTTGTGGATTGATATGTGCGTACTCGTATGTCTGGAAACCTTGCTGGAATTGTTTCTTTCTTTCATCAGGGTCAAGTTCGTGAAAGATATGAAGTTCAAAGTCTTCTTCGGGAATGAGTTTAATAGATTCAAGAAGAATGTCCAAACCACGAATTGGATTCGGATGGAACATCAGTTGGAGTTTGCCTTCAGGTTTCTTATGAACTGGAAATGGTTGTGTTGCATTCTTAAGAACAAAGCATTTCTCCATTGGAAGTTGAAGTCTTTCTCCAAATCTTTCATACTGCCAGTTGGATACAAAGACATATGCCTTGAAGTGTTTCTGAAACTCCTTATCCAAAAGTCTTTCAATTCCCTCTTCCATATGATGAGGATGTAACCAGACAATATTAGAACTATCAGGAGACAAAGTATTATCACCAGGAATCACTGCCCAGTGCCAATCAGCAAGATCTGGAGCAGCAGGAAGAACATAATCCTGCCAGGCACGACCCATAAGTTCTGTTCCTCCCGTACCATCAGGATTTAGAACTGCCTCAAGAAGTGGAGGCATATTGTTATGTAGATATTCTGGTTTTGTAATTACTTCTTGTTCGGTCATTTCATAAAACTCCTTTGGAAATATTTGAGTGATAAGATTTCTAAAATCTTCTGGAAAACTTAAAAAGTTATAAGACCTAAAGTTTTTGTTTTCGTATTTTCTGTTAAGAACATCTTTTTTATTTTGTATTGCCTCTTCAATATTTTTTAAATTATTAATACCATCTTGGTTAAACTCTTGGTGTGCATAAGAACTTAACTTTTCTTGTATTTGTTTTGTCCCCCCAAAAAATGTAAGGTGAAATCCCGCATTTTCAAAGAAAGGAAACTCATAAGAATGACCTCTTAAAAAGTCTCCACCTTTTTCAAGAGCAGTTTTTACATTTGTGAATACAGTTCCACGCCAGGTATTGTCTTCATAAGTTGAAAAATTATAATAGAAATTATCACATTTTGCAACTGTAAGTTTGTTCTCAGGTAATGAATTTGTTTGAAGATATTGAACTAATTCTTTTCTTGGTATTTCATCGGCATCACTCAACATAAACAAATCATTCTCATCAAAATGTGATAGAGCAGTCAGTGTATGATTTCTTTGCCCCCTTTCAAGTTTCCAAAAACCAGACTCAAAATTACATTCAGTTTTGTTTGAGAAATCATAAGTGGTTATATCTGGTTCATAATGAACTGATATGATTTTACTTTTTATATCATCATCAAACTCACCAATAATTTGATTCAAATAATAAGGTTTTGATTTTCCAGAATGCGTATAATTACATTCACCAATTACAAAATAATCAACAACATCACGAAGATACTCTAAACGAAGTTTAAGAATATCAAACTCATTAAAAAAAGAAAATGCATCTATGACTTTCATTCAAGAACCTCTTTCAAAAAGTTTTCCATTGGGGACTTTTTGAAGATTTCAAGACCCTTTTCTGTCTGAGCATCAAGTTCTTCTGGTTTCTTAAGAAGTTTATATGCCGTGTCCACAAACCGATTATAAGTTGAAGTAAATACTGTTCCTTCCATATAGTCGGGAAAATCAGTATCTGGATTTCTTTCACAAAGGACAGGAACTTTGTTTTGAATTAAATGAGTAACTCTCACCATCTCAAAGATTTGATTTTCACGATTATGAAGATTAATCACCAACTTTGCTCTCTTAATCAATTCATCCCGTTCGTCACCATAAGTTGATTGAACTGCGACAAAGTTAATATTCTTATTATCGGCAAACTGTTTCATAATGTGCTCTCTTCGTGGTGAAGGAGACATATAAGCAAGAATATCAATATCTCGGTCTTGTGGTTTATTTCTCTCAAAGTATGAAATCTCTGGAACATAACCAATCTTAAAGTGTTTGATATTCTCCACACCTGCTTTTTGAAGAACTTCCACATTCTTCATAGAGTAATCCCATACTTCAAGACCACGATATTTGCGACACCAACGCATACACTCTGGTTGGTCTTTCATTTGTTCCAGAGAATACACAATCGTACCTTTTGGAATATCGTGCCTCACAACATCTACAGGGCAGTGATGCATTCCAAACACGATATTTCTACGGTCTTTAGCAAAGTCATTTACACTATTGGTTACATCATATCCTAATCGTTGAAGTGAAAAGAATACTGCTGCCTCAATTTCGTGAAAGACTTGTGCGTGAACATCAAATCCATTATCGGGAACAATTCTTACTAGATTAAACTTCATTTAATAAACTCCTCAAAGTTTTTATTAATTTCATTAATGATATGAATATCTTTGCACACAACACCTAGACCATTACAATGCCTAAAGTTTGTTTTTGGTAGATTAATTTCATTAAAAAATCTATTCACACCAAACTCTGGATTATTTACCATCGTATCGTGAAACAGAATTATACCATTTTCTTTTACAAATGGAGACCATTTCTCAAAATCATTCTTAACTGCTTCATATGTATGAAGACCATCAATATGTAAAATATCAATCGGTTTATTCCAGGTTTTGACTACATCATCAAAGTATCCTTTGATAAAAGTAATGTTATTCAACTCAAGTTCTTTTTGTTTTTCCAACACATAATCATAGGTATTTCTTATGCCAGCAAATGAATCTCCCTCAAAACTATCAATACCGTAAATATGACCGATTTGTGGAACCGCAAAACAGAATGTTGAATAAGCATAATCAACACCCAAATCAACAACTGTTTCTGGTTGAATCCTGCGAACTAACCAATCAGCAAACTGTCTATGGTCTCTCCAATTGAAATTGTTTTGACTTCCAACTTCCATTAGAATATCCAATTTATTTCTCACATAGGAAGTCTCATATTTCTCAACATCCCCCCGATACATTTCTGGAG